AGATTTAAACAAGATAAATTTTTATATAAGGATGAGATGAAAAATATTGCTCATTTAGAAGATCACGATTTTGATGGAGATAATTTAGTATTAAGAAAAAACTTTGGTAGCGATTACTATGTGTCAAAAAAATCATCATTGAATAAAGATAGTGATAATTCTATAACATATTATACAATTTCAAATATCGGAGAAAATTATAATAAACAAGATTATTTAAATAAAGCGATTAATACTGATACTCAAATAAGAAATCCTAGAGTTCTACACAATACATTAAAATATGACGTAGCTTCTAGAATACAATTATCGAATATTAGATTGAGTGTTGTAATACCAGGTAATAGTGATATACAAATTGGCGATGTTGTAAATCTACATATTCCAGAGGCTTCGCAAAACGAAGAATATATGAAGAAGATTTCAAGAATGTATGATAAAAGATTCTTTGTTACAGCAGTAAGGCACACACATCAGAAAGTTGATAATATCTACTTTACAGTTCTTGAGTGTGTGAAAGATACGTATGCGACACAAACTAAAGAAATTGATTATAAACCGACAACGGATGATGAAGAATGAAAAACTTAGGTGAACAGTTTATCTGGTGGTATGGAGTTGTAGAGGATCGTGCTGACCCTCTTGAACTTGGTCGTGTGCGTGTCCGCTGCTATGGTTGGCACACAGACAATCTTGATGACATTCCAACAAAAGATTTGCCATGGGCACAACCAATCCAACCTATTACGTCTGCAGCAATGGGTGATGTCGGTCAATCGGCAACCGGGCTCGTTGAAGGTTCGTGGGTTGTGGGTTTCTTTGCTGATGGAGAAGAAGCACAAAGGCCCGTGATTATGGGTTCCATTGCTGGCATACCAACTGAACAAGGCAATCCCGAACTTGGATTTAACGATCCAAATCCAAGACCAGATGATGAAAATACTTCAATTTATCCACGAGGTACAGTTACAAACGAGACTGCAAGACCCGATACGAATAGACTTGCCAGAAATGATAGTCATCCAATGTTATCCGCAAAGGATACAACCGCTACACTGAAAGTTCCTATTGCCAATCGAGATGCGAATACTGTATTTTGGAATGAGAGAAAAACTACTGATCTTACGAGTAAAAAGGTTGCTCGATATAATACCTCATATCCGAAAAACCACGTCTACGAGAGCGAGTCCGGGCATATCAAAGAGGTAGACGATAGCACTAATGCCGAACGGCTGCAAGAATATCATCGCACCGGAACCTATACTGAAATTGATGCGGACGGCACTAAATCGACTCGAATAGTAGCAAATAACTATGTTGTCATTGCCGGGTCTGATTATGTGAATATCAAAGGTAGTTGTCATGTAACAATTGACAATAATTGCTTTACTTATATTAAAGGTAACTGGGATATTCAGGTTGATGGCAATAAGACAGAGGTTATTAATGGGCATCACAGCGAAACAATTTTAAAATCACAATCATCTAGTGTCACCGGCGCAGTAACAGAAACATATGGATCAACACAATCAACTACCGCAAGTAAAGACATTACAATTACCGGCGGTCCAAACATTCACCTAAACCCATAGGTCTATGATGGCAGAGTTTGTTTTTAAAATGCACGATAACAGCTTAGTAAAGTTTAACGATTGGGATAATATACCAAGCAATTTTAAATTTAAGCATGTTATTAAATTTTTACCTGATATGATACCTGAGCCGCACGATGATCATGATCATGAAGAAATGTCTTTGTGGAACGAACGCTTACAAAAACTAATGGAGAAAGAACGTGCCAGCAATATGTAGAGGAGATCTAGTCGATGCTGACATCGTACATTGTTCGGTGCCACTTCGTTTAGAAAAAAGCCCAAACGTTTTTGTAAACGGTATAGGTATATCAAGACAGGGCGATCTTAATCATCCACACCTTGTTCCTCCCCCTCCTTGTCCAACTCATCAGGCTCCTATTGCTGTAGGATCAACCACGGTATTTATTAATGGAAAGGGTTGTGGTAGAATTGGTGATGCTATCTCCGGATGTACATCGGTTGCTACTGGTTCTGAGAACACCTTTGCCGGTCCTTAAATTCATTATAAATAATAAAAAATAAGAGTAGAATCATGCCTGAACTTAAAGAACCAGTATTCAAAGATATACCTTTAAAGTTTACTGCTCATCCAGTGACAGGTAATGTAAAAGTATTAACAAATCGTGAGTCTGTGAAGCAGAGTGTAAAGAATCTAGTTCTGACGAACTTTTATGAGAGACCATATAATCCTATTCTAGGCGGCGATGTTCTTTCTCAATTATTTGAAAATATGGATCCTCTTACAGAGTATAACATATCAAAGAACATTCGTCAAGTATTAGATAATTATGAACCAAGAGCAATCATTGATGATATTAAGACATCTGCAAAACAAGACTCAAACACCTTAAATGTCACAATACGGTTTAGAGTCGCTAATAATCCTGAACCAATTGTAGTCAATGTTCTATTAGAAAGAGTTCGATAAATGCCAGAATCGACTATAAGCGTAACAGAGTTGGACTTTGACGATATTAAACAATCGTTAAAGAATTATATCAGTGGGAAACCGGAGTTTATTGATTATAACTTTGAAGGTTCAACCGTCAGTTTGTTATTGGATATCTTATCATATAATACTTATCAAAATGCTTACTATACAAGCATGGTTGGTAACGAGATGTTTCTTGACTCCGCTCAGTTACGAGACAGTGTTGTTTCAAGAGCAAAGGCGATTGGATACACACCACGTTCTGCTCGTGGAGCCTCTACAACACTTGATGTTTCAGTAACACCTGTGGGTTCACCAGCCTCTATTACGATTGCGAAAAACACAGAATGGTCTGCTACAGTCGATGGTATCATCTATAAGTTTGTAACACCAAAAGAGTATACTTTTTCCTCTGCTGATAACTACACTGGCACGATTTCAATCGTAGAGGGTCGACCACTTACAAATCGTTGGACAGTTGACACAAGTAATCCTGTCCGTTATGTTCTTCCCAATGAAAACATTGACACAACATCTATTGTAGTTACTATTCAAGAATCTGCTGTTGATACTTCATCAACAACGTATACTCTTGCCAATGATATCACTGAAGTTACTTCAACATCACCAATTTATTTTTTACAAGAAACAGAAGACTCGCAGTTTGAAATCTATTTTGGGGATAATGTATTAGGTAAATCACCAACAAATGGTAATATTGTTATTGTCAGTTATCGTGTATGTAATGGTGTAGATGGTAACGATATTTCTACATTTACAAACCCATCAACGATTGGTGGTGAGTCAACATTCTCTGTTATTGTAAACTCATCAACATCTGGTGGATCAAGTATTGAATCAGTTTCATCGATTCAGTTCAATGCTCCAAAGAACTTCGAGACACAAAATCGTGCTGTTCTTGCTGGTGACTATAAACAGATTATTCTAAACAACAATGGTGATATTGAGTCTGTATCAGTATGGGGTGGTGAAGAAAACACACCAGCCATTTATGGTAAGGTGTTTATATCGATTAAACCGATTGGTGGTACGATTATTTCTTCTGATAGAAAAGATGCTATTAAGACACAACTGAAAAAATATAACGTTTTATCAATCGATCCAGAATTTGTTAATGCTACTTATCTTTACATCAGACCAACAACCACAGTCAATATGGATTCTTCTCTGACAACTCTATCTGCAACTGCGGTTCAGACAAAGGTTGTCAATGCAATTGAACAGTTTGAAGATGATAATCTTGGTGTGTTTGAGAAACCAACATTTAGATACTCCAAGTTTTCATCAGCGATTGATAATGCTGATAACTCTATTAAGAGTAACAATACCACGATAGTTATGGAAAAGAGATTCAATCCTTCTGTCACAGCAGCATCGACATATAACATTTCCTTTAATAACGCAATCAATAATCCACACTCGGGGCATCGGTTTGCGATTAGTTCAAGTACGTTTACATATCAAGGAAAGACATGTTATCTAGATGATGATGGTAATGGTAATATTCGAATCTATTATATTCAGTTACCAAATACAACAATATATCTAGATGAGACAGCAGGAACAGTTAATTATAATACAGGTCTTGTAACTCTTAACTCATTTGCTCCTACGGCTTATTCTGGTAGTTATCTAAGTATCTTTGCTGATCCAGCAGAGAATAACATTAAAGCAATTCGAAATCAGATTATTTTGATTGCAAACGCAAGAGTTACTGTTGTTGATGATGCAACAACATTAGTGACAGCACAAACAGTCACAGCAACAACTTCTGGTGTGACAACTAACGTAATTGATTCAGGTCTATATCCGGTCGTTTATTAATGTCTACAGATAAAAAGATATCCAATCTCGTTGAGCAACAGTTTCCTCAGTTCGTAAGAGATGAGGGTCCTAACTTCGTTGCGTTTGTGAAGGCTTATTACGAATTTCTTGAGCAAGCAAACAACGTCATTGATACATCAAAGAGTTTGCTTTCTTATCAAGATATCGATACATCACCTGACAAGTATTTTGAATATTTCCATCGTGAAATCATGAACTCGATTCCACGAGATATGATTGCGAACAAACCACTTCTTGCAAAACACATTAAAGACCTATATCGTTCTCGTGGTTCAGAACAATCATATCGACTTTTATTCCGTATTCTCTTTAATGAAGAGATTGAGTTTTATTATCCAGGCGAAGATATTCTTCGTGCTTCGGATGGTCGTTGGGTTCAAGATACAATCATTCGCGTTGGTAGTCCGATTGTAGGCGATTTAAATCTACTGATTGGTAATACGATTGAAGGTTTAGATAGTGGTGCAACTGCTCGTGTAGAAAGAATCACAACAACATTTGCTATCGGTACTGTTGTTAATGAATTGATTCTTCTCGATATCAATGGTACATTCCAAGATAATGAAACAATCCAGTTACTCAACGATCCAACGATTAGTGCTACTATCATCAACACGATTGGTCCACTCCAAGATGTAGAAGTGACTTATGGTGGTGCTTTTCATCGTGCAGATGATGTGGTTTCATTCACAGCGACTTCTGGTGTAAATGCAAATGGTATTGTTACTGGTACAACAGATACCAGTGCCGTTCAGTGGAATATCAATGATGGTGGTTCCGGTTACACACTCGGATCAACCGTAACAGTTACTGGTGGTTCTGGAACAGGAGCAGACTTTATAATAAGTTCGATTGGTTCAACAGAAATCATTTCTGTGAATAATAATACAATCGAACCTATGAAGGATGTTGTTCTCAATACAAGCCCAACATTTGTTTCTGCTGGTGCAAATACTGGTGTTATCGGTACAAATCTTGCTGCAGCAGATATAAACACAACACTTAGCACAGCATTTGATTTTGATACTGCTACTGTTGGCACGATTACTGGTATAAATGTAACGAACTATGGTCAAGGATATCTCACACTTCCAACCGCAACAGTGGTTGAAGAACAAATCGCTAATCTTTATATTCCAGATGGAAGTGGTGGGTATAAAGGCAATAACGCTGATATCACAGCAACGAATGCTCCAGGTTCAATCACTTCAGTTCTTGTAAATAACTTTGGTCAAGATTATAACAGATACGAACAAGTTTCTATTAATAACCTAACTCGTGGTGGAACTATTTCTGGTTTAGGTATACCTTTTGTTTCTGGTATTGTAACACTTCCAGGTTCTTATAAAGATACAAAGGGTTGGTTGTCTTGGAATAACAGATTACAAGATAACTATTATTATCAAGAGTTCTCATACGAGATTCGTTCAGATCAGTTTACTAACACATATCGTGAACTTGTCAATACTATTCTGCATCCAGCCGGCACAAAAATGTTTGGTCGAATTCGGTTGTTTGCCGAAACAGAAATTCCTGTTGTTACTGTTGACTCAACATCACTCGGTAGGTTTGTGATACAATCTGATATTGAAATGAGTGTTCCAGAAGTTGTTTCTGGTGGCGAATCTGAATATGTTGCCGATGATGGTGCAATTGAATCGTACCCAGATATCATTCGTGATACAGAAGTTGAGACAACAACTGTTACCACTGAGTCAAACGTTTGGTTGTATTCCCCTGGTACTGGAGGTTTATTTGTTCTTGATAGTGCAACGGTTGCTACTTATTCAAGTAATACTATTGCTCTTTGGGCAAATACGCCAATCAGCGCGATGGGTTCACCATATCACTTAGTTGGTAATAACACCGTATTCAAAGTTGAAATTCCAAATCCAGGCACTGGATTGATTATTATAGATAATTATGGCCCAACAGCCAATGGTTTGTACTTCACAAATACAGTTTACTCAAATACTTCACTTACACTTACAATACCATATGCTGGTACTACACTAGAAAATGGTTCGTTCTATTACTTAGCAAACACAAGTCCGTAAGATTTCGATTATAAATAAATAAAATCATTCGGCAAGAGGATTGAAAAGAATGCCAGGAATCGTAACAAGACGCTTTCGTATTCATAATGCAGAGCAGTTTCATGAAGCGTTTAGCGAAACAGCAGCAACTAATATGTACATCTTTATCTCTCGTGTTTCAGCTTGGGATGACGATAATAACCCACCAACACCAACTGATACAATCCAGAATACTGAATATGATGCATGGCGCAGAATGATTGCTGCCAAACGTGTTCAGTCTGGTGATATTACGTTTGCTGTTCCAAGATACAACTGGACGACTGGTAAAGTATACCGCGAATACGACGATCAGTCAACAACTCTTTTTGATACTCCTGCTAGTTCAAATACATTTTATGTAATCAATAGTTCTTATAACGTATATAAATGTCTTTTCAATAATAAAGGTGGTGCTTCAACTGTTGAACCAACTGGAACATCAACATCAACTCTTGTTACTGCTGATGGTTATCAGTGGAAGTTCTTGTATTCAGTTGATGCAGGTTCTGCCCTCAAGTTTCTAACAGATTCTTGGATTCCTGTCAAAACGTTAACAGCCGATGATGGTTCTGCTCAGTGGGATGTTCAAGCGGCGGCTGCAAACGGTGCGATTAATGTCATAGATGTTCGTGCTGGTGGTTCAAGTTATCTAACAAACGTTGGTACTTTTACTGATGTAACATCATCAACAATTATGGATCTAGCCGCTGGTGCATCTGCTACTGATAACATTTACAACGACTCTTCATTGTATATCGCTTCCGGTACAGGTGCTGGTCAGGTTCGTAAGATTGTAGATTATATTGGCGCAAACAAACGTGTAACAGTATCTCCAGCATTCACAGTGACACCAACAATTTCATCAACATATGTTGTTGGTCCAACAATTACTATCACAGGTGATGGTTCTGGCGCAGAGGCTTATGCTAATGTTGCTTCTGGTGCTGTCAACTACATCAACATGATCAATGTTGGTTCAAACTATTCATTTGCAAATGTAGCAATTACTGCAAACTCATCTCATGGTTCTGCGGCAACTGCACAATCATATGTTGCACCACCACTCGGACATGGTGCTGATCCTGTTGATGAACTTGGTGGTCATAACGTAATTTTAAACGTCCAGTTATCTGGTTCTGAATCAGGTGATTTTCCAGCCACTAACGAGTTCCGCACACTTGGTCTAATGCGTGATCCACTTACTCGTGCTGGTAGTGTTGCTACAGATTCAACATATACACAAACAACGAAACTCAATGTTTCAAGTGTTACATCATCTGGTAACTATACTCTTGATGAAGTTATTCGTGGTAATACTTCGGGTGCTACAGGTATTGTTGTTCGATTTGCAAATACAAACCTCGCAAACACATCTGGTGTTGTTCACACACTATATACAAGCGCAAATGGAACGTTCCAGTCTGCTGAAACAGTTACTGGTCTTTCGAGTGGTATTACAGCAACACTTGACAGTACAACATATGGTGAACTCAAAGAAAACACGGGTGATGTTGTATACACTGAAAACCGTGGTCCTATTTCAAGAGCAGAAGATCAGATCGAAGATATCAAACTTATCGTGAAGTTCTAAGGAATAAATTGAATGGCAATCGCAAATACTGCATCTTTATCGACTAACTTTAATGTCGATCCATATTATGATGATTTTGACGAAACTAAGAATTTTCATAGAGTATTGTTCCGTCCTGGATTAGCAGTTCAGGCTCGTGAACTTACTCAGATGCAGACGATTCAACAGAATCAAATTGATCGATTTGCCGAACATATCTTCAAAGAAGGAAGTACTGTTCGCGGATTAGAAATGAACTATGATTCGAGTATTGATTATATCAAGATTCGAGACGATGATGAAAATGGCGATGCCGTAGATGTTTCTGTTTTTGAAGGAACTACTATTACTGGTGATACATCAGGTGTTACCGCTGAAGTTATCGATTCGCTTTCAGGATCAGAAACCGATACAAATACTAAAGTTCTTTATGTAAAGTATACAAACTCTGGCGCTAACAACACAACAAAGACTTTACTTAGTGGTGAGAAGTTTACTAATGGTGCGTTATCTGCTAACGTGATTACCGAAGGTGTTCAATCAACTGATGTTATTGGGACTGGTTCAAGAATATCGTTTGGTGATGGTATTCTATATGCAAAAGATCACTTCATTCGTGTCGATGCTCAATCGACTGTTATTGGTCGTTACTCTGCTAATACAAGTGTAAAAATTGGTTTTGATATTGCTGAGACTATTGTTAACAGCGGCACAGATACGACACTTCTTGATCCAGCTCAGGGCGCTTACAACTATGCTGCTCCTGGCGCAGATCGTCTTAAACTTAATGCTACTATTGCTAAAAAAGAAATCACAGATACTTCTACTGATAACTTTGTTGAACGTATTCGCATTCAGAATGGAGTACCACAGTACAAGTTTGATAAACCATTATACTCAGTAATCAATGACTATATTGCTCGTAGAACATCCGATGAGTCTGGTGATTATATTGTAAGTGGTCTGAATGTTCGGCTTCGTGAACATCTTAATGATGGTTCAAACCAAGGTTATTTAACTCTCGCAAAAGGTGGTACTGCTAATAGTCTTTCTGTTGGCATCGGACCTGGTAAAGCATATGTAAAGGGTTATGAGAACGAACTATACAGAACAGATCATATCAAAATCGATAAAGGTGTTGATACAGAAGAAGTTGGTGATCTTTCTATTCCTGCAAACTACGGCAACTACGTTGTCGTAAATGAAGCAGTTGGTTCATGGGATCTAAATGGGCATAATCGTATTTCATTATATGATACATTACATTTTGCTATCTCTAATACACACTTTTCATCAACTGCTCCATCTGGTTCAAAGATTGGTGAAGCTCGTGTAAGAGCAATGGAATATGCTAGTGGCACAAAAGGTTCTCCTGCAGGTCAGTATAATCTATATCTCTATGATATCAATATGTGGACTTCTGATTTTTCATCAGTTCGTTCTGTTTATTATGACAATGGTGTATATGATGCGTTTGCAGATATTGTTCTTGAAGGTGGTAATGCTGTACTAAAAGAAACTTCATTCAATCGTTCATTGTTTGTTATCCCTGCAAGCAATATTAAACGTCTTAGAGATAGCACAGGAACAATCGATAATACATTTAGATTCTTAAAAGAGTTTAATGTTACAATCGCTGCTGATGGTACTGTTACGATTCCTACAGGTTCTGCTTCAGAAGTATATCCATTCTCAACTGGATTATTAAAC